AGCAAGCTGCGAGAGCTTACTCTTCATGGTACCATTTACATACATTACTTCAGGATAACCACCATTATCCCAAAGCGTCTGCAACATACTATTAACGAGAGCCGCAGTAACCGCAGCAGTCGTAGAAACAGCAGTTGCAAAACCAGCAACACCCTTCAGGCTACGAGCAGTCGTGGAACCACCCGTAATATACTGAGTATTCTGGAACATCGCCATCTCAAGGTCACGCTTAATTTCCTTCGTGGCATTGATAACACGATACGCCATCTCAGATTTCATACCCGCCTTATTAACCGCTTCCTGCGTACCAGAAACCGCAATATACTTACGGTTGATCTGGCAGATATTAACATCACGAGTCAGGGTAGTGGGGGACGAGAAGGAAGCAACATCACCTTCCAGACCGCCAGCAGTAGCTGCTGCAACAAGAGTATGAGTGAGCCACTCATGGTAGACGTTCTGAGCAGAAGCCTTACTAAGATTCGACAAGAACGGGGTTTCCGCAGGACTGATATTAGTAATCATGTCCGACAGATCTTCACGGTTCTGCCTACCAACGCCGGATGCACCAGACGAATAGTAGACTTGACCAGTACCAGCAAGCATAGTCATAGTTGTTTCTCCTTATTAACCAAGCCTATCAATTAGAACATTGGCCCAATCATCCATAGATTGAGACTTTAGAGCTTGCTTATACTTCTTCTCTCCAACCTTTGCAGCAGTCTGTTCCTTAGATTGATTCTGAGTTGGCCTTACAAATTTAGGTTTGTCCTTAAGCATCTTCACTTTAGGTTCTACCGTCTTTTGCATCTGATCGTAAAGCATAGCCTTACGAGCAATAGCCACCTGTCGAGCATCAAAGACAGTACGCACTTCATCTTCAGAGAACTTACCAGTAGTGGTAAGATAATCCTTTAGTTGTGCCATGTCCTTCTTGCGGAACTCATCATCCTTATACTCAGGAATCAGGTTAGGCATAACACGAATGTTATCCTGTACGACCTGTTCGATCTGCTGGAGGTATGCTTGCTGTTGCTGTACGGCGAGAGCTTGTCTATGGTTCTCCATAGAGGCTTTCATCGTTTCAATTTCAGCGATCCTCTCAGTAAACTCCTGACGTTTTGCTGCATATTCTGCGGGATCTTCTTCCCTAAGTTGCTGCCAATCTACGGCAGCTACCTGTTCCCGCAGGCGTGTTTCGAGAATCTGATTCCAGCTAGTTAGATCCTGAAGTTTGGTTTCCCTCTCTACAGTGAACTGCTGGTAAGCCTGCTCAAGAGCCTTTCTTTGATGGGCCAGAGCTTCAGAGCGATCCGTAAGAGCCTTGTTTAGTTGATAGTTCTTGATGACCTCACCCAGTGGGACATCAGATTCAACTCCGTCGATTTTGGTCTTAACCTTGATAGCCTTGAGGGCGTCAAGATCAACTCCTAGACCTTCGGCCAATTCGTCTACAGTCTGAGGAATCCAGGGTTCTTCACCCTCTACCTCTTTCTGCTCGACTACGGGCTCTTCTTGCTCCGTTCCTACATCTTCCGTGGGTTGTTCAGCCGTCTGTTCCTCTTCTGGCTTGACCTCAGGAGGGTTCTCGATAGCAATAAGTTGCGTCGGTTCATCCAATCCTGCGAGTCTAAATACTTCATCATACAAGTCTGATTTTGAAATGCCAGCGCCCTCTTGTGGGGTAGCCGTAGTATCAGGCATAAAGTTTAACTCCTAAACCTAGCTGAATCTGCGATGACACGCAGTTCTTTATCCATCTCTGCTACACAAGCAATCATTCGATGCCAGTGATCCCTCTGGTCATAGCCAGTAATGGGATCTGTAGCTACCATTTTGTTTACAAACTTCTCTCTCAAGTGTTCGATAATCAGTGGATAGAAGGAACTCTTGACGAATTCCTTGATATCATGTAGAACTACCGGATCTGCTGTCATTCTTAGTTTCCGCCTTGATATTTTCTTTGATTATATCACCTTTTATCTTAAACGCATCCCCCTTGGCCTTAAGGTTGGTCTTATATCGCTCCAATTCGATTCTGTTACCGTCAGTAATGCCCGAAAGAGCGGCCTTTTCAGCCTCCAACTTGAGCTTTTGTCTCTCAAGATTGGCCTTTTCCTGGGCCATCTGAGCTTCAAATACAGCCTTCTGGCCTTCAAGATCAACCTTCTGCTTCTCCAACTGTACCTTAGCCATCTCTACCTGAGCCTGGACCTTAAGGAACTCCTCTTCAGGTTTAGGCTGGGGCTGCGGAGGTGGCACAGAGGACGGATCTTGGAAGAACAACTCATAGTGAGGTGTACCTGTAGCCTCTACTAACTTGATAGCCGTCTGATAGAGATGCTGGGGAGTAACCATATTAGTGAAACCAGACATCAGCAGTTCCTTCTGAGCCTGCCCAATCAACATGAGATTAGCCGCTTCCTGTTGCTTGTCGTTCGTGCCAAGCGCAACATTAATCGTCATATTCTCACGTTCCTTCCACTCGGAAGGATTAACAGGAATCCACTTATTACGGATGCGAATCACACGTTCCTTGTCCTGATTCTGCAAGAGGAGGCGATGAACCCCCAAGAATAGACGGGTAACACCATCTGCAAAGAGACGGGCTACCAACATCAATCTCTCCTGAGAGGCTGACATGATCTTAGTGATACCCGTAGCCGTCTTATTCAGAACGTCAGCATTCATGCCCTGATTGTAGCGAGTTACACCCGTGCGATTCTCCTTCATCGCATCGAGATACTCCATCATCTGGTAGGAGTGTCCCGTAAAGGGGGTCGTCTGAATTGGGAACACCATGCCCGGAGCCGTCATACGAATGACACCACCTGGGCGGGAATCCAGAACATCATCTACGTTTACTTCACCTTCAACAATACCAGTACGCATATTGTTGATGAGATACAAATTATCGAGGATGTTACGCAGTAGAGTAGACTTAATCAACTGCAAGTCCATCGTGATATCTGCGATGGAACGCCCAAAGAATCTATGAGTCATTACGATAGGTGTAATGGCTACAAAAGGCATATAGTCGATCTCCTCGTTATCGAGGATCTCAGCTTCATTGGCTAGTGTAATCTTACGTAGTTCTGCATAACCATCACCATTCCAATCCATACGCTTGTAGCATTCAGTGATGAGCACTTTATCTTCATCACGCGCAGTATTGATGGATGACGTATGTATATCATCGAATCGAGCCAAACCCTCAGTAGAGAGATCTGCATCACTATAGCCAGGAAGATCGTCAATTAAAGACTTCTTATAACCCATAGCGACCAATTCATCCTTGGTCTTGTATGTTACATGGGCGCAGAAGGGGCAGTTGTCTAGATTCAGATCGTCATAGTTGGACTCAATACGAAAGTCCTCAGGGGGAATTACGATGATACGTACTCTACCCTTCTTATTTGAACGTACAATACTGATGTCGATGTAGGGTTCACCCATATTAGTGAGCCCCATATTCTGCGTCTTAACCTCTACATTCTCATCCTGAAGGAGCATCTGTAACTCCATCTGGTTGAGGTACTCATAGTTCTCAGTTACCTTCTCGGTATCTTCCTCCCAGAAGTATTTAACGATACCATTCTTGGAGAGGAGAGCATCCTTGAACCAGTTATACATAATCATGAAACCATCGTTATCCTTGTAGAATACGTGGTTCACATAATCAGTTTCCTGTTTGGCAGCTTCGATATCTTCTGGGCCTACAGGATCAAAGACTACAGCTTCATCACTCGATGTAAAGATCTTGATTAGCTGGGGGAGCATCCACTCGATGGTGTCTGCAACCTCAGTAGTGATTACCTGAGAACGTCCAGGTACTTCATTACCGAAGGGTTCAGCCAGATAGTAACGCATGGCTTTAGCCCTATCCTCAGATACGGTAGAACCATCATAGGGCAAGCACTCATCCAGATCCGCACGGAGTTCTGCGAGCAATTCATAGTCAGCAAGTTTAGGCATAATTATACAATCCCCAAGTTAGGATAAGTGAATGCTTGTTTGAAGCGTCTATCGCTTACAGCAAATGTAAGGCAGAGTGCATCTGCCATGTCAGGACTACGGGGCAATCTCTTCTTGATGTCTGCCTTGCCCTCTATCTTGATCTTGCCAGTAGAGAGCATCTCATAGGTGGGGGTAGTGAGGTCGCCTATCAGTTCATTCTGATCGGGGATACGGACTTCTCTAGACTCTAGCCACTGTCTGCATCGCCACCATAATTCGTCTCTCAGACGCATGAACTTATCAGAGTTCACGGGAGAGCTTTCCCCCACGTTGATTCCACGTACTGGATAACCTTGCTCACGTAGTCTGTCTACTACCCCAGCACCAAGACCGATGCTATCCACAACGATGAGATCGGGTCTATCTCCTGGCTTGGCTGACTCGTACTCCTGTACGATCAAACCAACAGTCTGCATCAGATCTTTACCCTGCCAAGTACGTATGGGTTCTACAAGATGGTTCTTTTTGCGTTTGGCTAGAGCAGTCTTATCCGCCCCAAAGCGTGCGACATCAACCCCCCAAATCATCTTCCCTTCAGCTTGCTGTACGTCACGATTGACCGCAGCTTCGCAGAGATCCAGTGGTATAACCGTATTGTCATCTGCCTTAGGGAAGTCTCCGAGCACACGCACTCGGAAGATGTCTGAATCCTCACCGTATTGCTTTCGCATGGTGTCGATGAAGGCTGGGTCAACCATCTTTGAATCTTCACAAGAGACTCGTATGGTATGCCAGTTGTCTCGCATCTGGTTGAATGCTTCAAAGAAGTATCCTTGTGAGCGCGTAGGGTTTCCCGCCATGAGGGTCTTTGCCCCCTTGGTAGACATAGCTCCCTGCCCGACCTGAAAGATAATATCTTCAACACCAGAAGCCTCATCTACGATGAAGAGCATATTCTCTGAGTGGAAGCCCTGGAAGGCTTCAGGCTGCTCCTTACGTGCAGTACGTGCTACTGCAAAGGATTCCATTGGAGCTTCCTTCAACTCCACCCTATCGGTCTTAACCAGCAGGATATCCTTCCAGGCTGGGTCTAGTCTGTTATGCCATTTGGCTATCTCACCCCAT